GATTTAAGGATATACACAAGTCACGGAAGATTAAAAAACAATAATTAATAACAATTTAACCCAATAACAAAATGACACCAGAAGACAAAGCATTGCAATTATTAGATCGTTTTTCATTTAATAATATAACTGGTCAAGACCAGGCTAAACAAGGCGCATTGATGTGCGTTTACGAAATTATAGATTACTTAACCGATGGAGAACAAGATTCTTTATATTGGCAAGAAGTACGGATGTTTTTACTTTACATTGGTACTGGAGAATTAGAAGCTAAGGCAGATAGATTTAACTTAAATGCGTAATGAGATGAAAATCACGGCAACAAAGATTAAAACAATATTAGTAGAAAAGCACGGATGGGGAACTATGTTAAAATTGGATTACCCTATTTATACTGAATTGATAAAAGACACGATGAAAGTAATTAACGAAATTTTAATTTCACAAGGACAAAAACAATTTATAAAATGATAACTAACAAAACAAAGTTAAGCCTTGAAATAGATGGCAAAATTATTTCAGTAGAGTTTGACCATATTGATGTCGACTTGGATGATTACTTTCAAGCATTAAAAACATTAGTAATTGGTGCAACATTTACTGAAACACAATTTGAACATTGGATTATTGATGAAGCCGAAGTGATTGGAGAATTTTTGCATAACAACAAATAGGCTTTACAAAAATCAGTAAAATGTAAAATATCTTTAATGTTATTTGTTGGAATAATTCGTCATTAAAAGCACAAATGTTACATAGTGAAGGAAATATACAACACATTGTGTAACAAAATTAGGTAGTAATACTACTGATATTATATGCAATAGGGTATAATATTGCACTTTTAACATTAAAGTGTCATATATCATATAATTTGCACACTAATTGTGTAATATAATGCACAATAATTCGGATTATAATCGAATTGTGTAACAAAATTTGACATGGTTTTATAATTAACCCACAAAAAATGACAAAGAAAATTAAACTAATGCACTACCAGCTTGATGGTGAAATATGTGTTGTAGATTATAATGATCTAAAAGTTTCCTATTATGGAAACAATGGACATCATTATAATTTACTTGGAGCAGTAAGCGACAGGATTGAAGCATTCTTAATGCGAAGAAAATGGAATAAAATTACCGCAGATCGATTTGCTAAATTAAAATTAGAGATTGATGAGAAATGAGCATGAGCATAAACTGCAAGTAGCCATAGTTAAATGGTTAGATTTTACACAGGACTTCTATTACTATGCAATTCCTAATGGAGGCGCAAGACATAGACTTGTGGCAATCAAACTAAAGATGGAAGGCGCAAAGGCTGGAGTTGCTGATATGTTTTGGATGATCTCTAATAAAAATTGGAATGGTTTATTTGTCGAAGTAAAGATTGAAAAAGGAAGCCAGCAACCAAATCAAAAAGCATTCCAAGCAATAGCATTAGGTCATAAGTATTATTATGCCATAGTAAGATCCATTGAAGATTGCGAGAATTTAATCAAGAAATATAAAGCAGATGAGATTTGAAACAGAATCACTTAAATGCTATCAAATGGATTGATAAGATGTTAGATAATCCAACAAAGCAAATACAAATTAATTGTGCTACCTATCATGATTTAAATTTTAGCCTTGAAGTAAACAAGAACAGAATATTAATGAATAATGGTTCTTCTTATTCTGCATACAAACAAACTAAAAAAATAAAAGATTATTTGGAATTACAACAATAATTTACTAAACTTTGCGCATGAGTAATATAAATGCTTTTTTAGAAAATAATTTTGTTGACCTTGTTAATCAGCCACAACATTATTGTAGTAATGGTATTGAAGTAATTGAAATAATAGATTCATTTAATCTTAATTTTAATCTTGGCAACTCAATCAAGTATATTTTAAGAGCAGACAAAAAAGGAAATAAAAAGCAAGATTTAGAAAAGGCAGTTTGGTACATAAATCATGAGTTAAAAAAATACAATGGATAATTTTGTAGTAACTGGTATTTTTGTTGGCATCTTGTATATTGTATTTATATTGATTTATATAGTCCTAATTCTAAAAAATAAAAAGTGAATGCAATAGACCACCTTGTTAAACGGCACAGACATTGGATTAACATTGTTAGGAAGTTTGGCGAGTTGACCTATGCAGAAGACATAGTACAGGAAGCCTACATTAAAATCTTGGATAAAAACAAAGAGATTAACGAGGCTTATTTTTATTATACATTGCGAAGTTTAACGGCTGATTTATCAAGAGTAAAAATAATTAAGGTAGAGTTTACAAAAGAGATTGAATACCTAATTTCTGAATATGAAAGAGAAGATTTAATCATTGAATCAACTAAACCTTATTTTGATTACATAGCAACTTGGGATTATTACGATCAAATGCTTTTTTCAGTTTATTTAAAGAAAGGAATATCAATGAGAAAAATGTCAAGAGAATCAGGCATTTCATTTACATCTATTTATAACACAATTAGAAATTGTAAAAACAAATTACAACAATGGGCAAAAGAAAATCACAAGGACTTGGAGATTCAATAGAAAAGTTCACAGAAGCAACAGGCATCAAAGCAGGTGTTGACAAGTTAGCAGAAGCAATAGGATTTGATTGTGGATGCGAAAAAAGAAAGGAAGTATTAAACAAACTATTCCCTTACAATAATCCTCAATGTTTATCAATTGAAGACTACGATTATTTAACAAAATTCTTTGCAGATAATCACGAAACAATTACACCAATGATTCAAGTTGAATTGGCAGAAATATATTCAAATGTTTTTAATATAAATTTACAACAAACAAGTTGCGATTCATGCTGGAGAGATACAATAGGAAAACTACGCAAAGTTTACATGGAACATGATAATGAAGCCAGATGAAAGAGCAAGAGTAATCTATATTAATTGTCTTTACTACACAGGTACACAGACAATGGCAATTCAATGTGCATTGTATATTGTTCAAATGATCATTGAGCAGAAACTAAAGATTGATGATAAGATCTATTGGAAGTTAGTTAAAGAAGAAATATATTTAATAGATAAATAGTTTGGATTTCAATTTTTTTCATATGGATGAGATAAAAAAACAAAGAGGTGGTGCAAGAGCAAATTCGGGAAGGCTAAAAAAAGATGAAGTAATTTCATTGATTGAAACAATGGATGCAGTCAAAGTCCCAGAAGCAATTTGGATTAAGTTAGCAGAACGAATTGAAGATGGAGATACCAATGCCATTAAGACTTGGTTGCAGTACAGGTATGGTATGCCAAAGCAAGTTATAGATCAAAACAATACGCACACAATTAACGATTTCGACATAAAAGACATTGTCAAATTTGAGTGATAAAAATTAATGATAAATATAAGCCGTTATTTTATTCAGATTCAAGATACTATGTAATAACAGGTGGTCGTGGTTCGGGTAAATCGTATGCTTTAAACTCATTCCTTTTGCTTTTAACTTATGAAGTAGGCCATGTAATACTATTTACAAGGTACACACTTACATCTGCTCATGTGTCAATCATACCAGAGTTTACAGATAAGATTGAAACTGCAGGATTAGAAGATCATTTCTATATCACTAAGGATGAAATTATTAATACTCAAACTAATTCAAGGATAATATTTAAGGGAATTAAAACAAGTAGTGGAACTCAAACTGCCAACCTAAAATCATTGGCTGGAGTTACTACCTTTGTCCTTGATGAAGCAGAAGAATTAGTTGATGAAGATGTATTTGATAAGATTGATTTATCTGTTAGGCATAACACAAAACAGAATAGAGTTATACTAATTCTAAACCCTGTAACAAAAGAGCATTTTATCTATAAAAGATTCTTTGAGAATAAAGGAGTTGACGCAGGCACATCTGGAGTTAAAAAAGATACTACCTACATTCACACAACTTACAAGGACAACAAGAAATATCTTTCTAATTCATTCATATCACAAATTGAAAGCCTGCAAGAAACCAATGCTAAAAAATATGAGCATACAATATTAGGTGGTTGGTTAGATAAGGCAGAAGGTGTTGTATTTACTAATTGGAAGTTTGGTGAGTTTAATCCTAATCTATTACAAACATCTTATGGTATGGACTTTGGATTTTCAATAGATCCAGATGCTTTAGCAGAGGTAGCCATTGACAAAGCAAGAAAGATTATCTATGTCAAGGAGGTAATTTATGAAAGAGGATTAAAGACTCATATCCTTGCATCACTTATAAAAGAAAAATGCAACAATAGTTTAATCATTGCAGATTCAGCAGAGCCACGACTAATAGATGACTTGCGTTATCAAGGCATAAATATTGAACCTGTAAAGAAAGGAACGATTGAATCGGGGATAATTAGAATGCAAGATTATCAAATCATTGTAGATCCTCAATCTCAAAACATTGCCAAAGAGTTTAACAACTATGTTTATTTAAATAAGGCATCTAAATTATATCTTGATGCTTGGAATCATATAATAGATGCGATAAGATACAACATTATTTATCACTTAGATAATCCAAATCAAGGGACTTACCATATTTATTAAGACAAAAACAAACAATTTACGTTTATACATTATGAAAGTAAAAATTTCAATCCCAACGACACTAAGCGAAGTAAAATTAAGCCAATATCAGAAGTTTGTTAAGATAGCAACAGAAAATGAAGAAGGCACATTTCTAAACCAAAAGATGGTTCAGATTTTTTGTAATGTAGAATTATATGTAGTTGCCAAGATGAAGCAACAAGATTTAAATTATGCAGTTACAAAGATTAGTGATTTGTTTAAAAAGATTCCAGAGTTAGTAACAAAGTTTACTTTAAATGGAACAGAGTTTGGATTCATTCCTAATCTGAATGATATGTCTTCAGGCGAATACATGGACTTGGATGGATACATTACAGATTGGGATGACAGTCATAAAAGCATGGCAGTTTTATACAGACCTATTAAACAAAAATTGGGTAATAAATACTTGATTGAGGACTACGAGGGAAGTGATAAGTATTCAGAACAAATGCTTGATGCCCCTATGGATGTGGTGTTAAGCAGTAAGGTTTTTTTTTGGACTTTAGGTCGAGAATTATTGAAAAGTACGATGGACTTTTTGGAACAGAGCAAGCCGATGAGTTCAG